TTTCTTTTAAAATAATTATAATATTAAATTTATTTAAAAATAAAATTTTTTAATATCATTTGAAAAAGTTATGTGGTTTTTATATATATTATACATTTTAACCATGTAATGAATTCTTCTATACATTTAAACCACGTAATGATTTCATCTTATTAATAATACTGTTTTGATAAGATTGTACAGGATTAACATTTTCGTTAACTTGTTTTTGTTCAGCAATCTTATTAAAATCTACATTAGCCCAGAAAGATTCGAGAACTCCTTCTTTTGTGAAATCATACATTTTAGAACTTCTAACAATTTCTTGTTGACGAGCTTCATCAAGTAATTGCCATGATGGGAGATATTCAGTAGGCATATTTTCAACTACATAAACACCCTTCCACTTCAATTCTTCTTGGTGCTCTTTAACAATTTGTTTAACATCAGCATTTTCTTCTTGTGCAATTGATTCTAACAAGCTATCAATTTCATCAAGACGTCCAGCCTTTTGTGATTCCATGAAAGCAGAAACATTTTCGTTTACTTTCTTTTCAACATTTTCAGAATGTTCTGGAGCAAACTCTTCTGTGATCCAACCTTCTACTACAGGTGCGAATTCTTCAGTAATCCAATTTTGTACTTCTGGTGAATATTCTTCAGTGATCCAACTTTGAATTTCTGGTGAATATTCTTCAACAATCCAATTTTGTACTTCTGGAGCAAATTCTTCAACTACCCAATTTTGTACTTCTGGAGCAAATTCTTCACATACCCAATCTTGTACTTCTGGAGCAAATTCTTCAACTACCCAATTTTGTACTTCTGGAGCAAATTCTTCAACTACCCAATTTTGAATTCCTTCAGCCATTGAATTCAATGATTCATCAAGTTTATTTTGAACCATTTCTTCAACATCTTCTTGAGTTAAACCTTCTGAAATTTCTCCTTTATAATTAGGCCAAAATTCTTCAGTTACCCATTTTTGAATTGCATCGTAATTAGTTGGTTGAATTTCTTTTACATCATTTAAAGATTCTTGAGCTATATGAAGACCTGCTTCAAGTGATTCTACTTTAGCAGTAAGCTTATCAATAGCGTCTTTAAGTTCATTCATATCAACTTTTTTATCATTATTTTTGTTATTGTCTTTCTTTTCTTCTTTCTTGTCGTCCTTAGGATCTTCTTTCTTATCATCCTTAGAATCTTCTTTCTTGTCGTCCTTAGGATCTGTATCATCACCTAAAAGATCATCTTCGCCTTCAACAATAGCATACATAATATTACCGTCATCAACTGATTCATTTAAACATTCAAGAGTTTGGTTCTTCTTAAGAAGATTCAATTTAGCTTGACTAAAACCAGGAGTACCTACCAAGTCATAAGTCTTAATAGTTGATAATGTAACATGTGATATACCACTTTCGTTTGTTATCGTACCAGCACCACGAGAAGATATATATAATGGAAGACCACCTTCTACAATAGCTTGAGCAATTTGACCTTTAGGAGTATTTAACAAAAGAATTGTACCGGTAATAGTACCATCTTCATTCATTTGAATAGATTCAATCTTGTGAGATACATTTTCAAGATTAATATTCATAGAATTAGGATGTTCCAATTCACCAGGACAACCATTATCTTCTTTAATAACCTGTTGTAAAGATTCAACCATTTTTGCATAGTTTTCTTTATCATAAATACGGTTATTTTGATTCTTAACACCACATACGCCAAATACACCCTCAAGTCTCATCATTCCTTCAGGTGCTGCCGATTCAGAAACTTGTAAGTTAGTTACCTTTCCCAAAGTTTCGTATATCAAGCAACGTTTATTTGTCATATTTATTGTAATACAATATTTTTGTTATAATTTAATAATTCTAATTTAATAAAAATAATAAAAATTCCAAAGAAGTTAAATTATATATTAAAAATAAAATAAATAATAAAATAAATATTTAAAAATTATAAAATTTAAGAATTTAGTTTAAGATATTATTTTTTGTTCTAATTGTGTATTTTGAACATTAGATGCCGACATTTGTAATGACTGTTGAATTTGTTTAATAAAGTCACGTGAACCACGAACAGTATATGTTCCATCTTCTCCTTGTTCTTTATCCTTTTCTTGGAATGTCTTATCACAATTATCTTGCATTTCTTTAAATATATTTTCAAGATTTGCTGTTAATGTGTTTAGCTGTGATTGCATTGAAAGCATAGAATTTTGCAATGCAGTTAATGAGGAATAAAGTGTTCCTTTAGAACTATTTGAAGTGATTGACATTATTAATGAATCTTGTGCCTTTTCATTAACTGATAGCATCTTTAATAATCTTCTAATATTATCTATTTCTTGTGTTATTTTTGACGTAACATAAGGATGATTATCTATATACTTTTGGTCAAAATAATATGCTGCAAGTTTTTCCGTAATATCCGTTGCACGGGCTAATGTCTTTTTATCCAAGTCCTCCATATCTATAACTAATATTGGAGTGTCTAAAGATTCATCAGCATCTACTAAATCTGGAGCTTCACTATCTAAAAATAAATTATCTAAAGCATGTCCTTCTTCTTGTGGATCTACCGTGCCAAATTTACCTTCGTAATTCATAATTTAAATCTTATATATTATTTAGTAAAAATAACAAAATAATTTGTAAGCAAGGTATTATGTCAAAAAAAAGGTTACCGAATTCTTCAGTAACCTTTAAAATTTGTAATTTAATATATATATATAATTGAACTATGACTTTATTAAATTGATATCTGTTTCCAAAACTGATTTAACATGCATAACGATTTGATATGCGCAATATTCTTTATCTGCATCTTCCATATAATATTTATCAATCCATTTATTAATATATTTGGATGCCTGTTTAACCATCAAATCATTATGAACAGATGTTTTGTAGTTTAGAAATGATACATCATAAAATAATTTATATATAAACTTAAAGTTTTCTACTTGTTCATTAATAGTTCCATTACATGAACTAAGTTTGTTTTTTTCAATTATTTTATTATATTTTGTCCAGGATTCTGGTGTATGTAATAGATGATCAATTTTTAAAAGATTAATTACAATATGTCCGTCTTCAGTTTCACGACCACATTTACGTAATGTCTTTTCATCTATATCAAATTTTTTACATATCTCATCTTTACATTCCTGAGACATTTTCTTAAACCATTGCTTATTTCTAAAATTTTCTGTCATAACCTAAATTTCAAAATTCTATGAATTCAATATCATCCCCATTTATATAATTAACTTCAAAACTCTCGCGATCATAAAAATAGTCATTATATATTATTGGGTGATTCCTGCGAAGCCAATCCAAGAAATTATGAGTTAATTTATTATTCCCATCATATATATCTCTTCGTGGACGATTCGTTTTAAAAATATATTCTGAATATTCTGGATCATAATTATTACCAGTTTTAATTTCAACTATATTCATGCGATTATTCATGTGATATCTAATTTATTGATTTTTAATGTACAACTTTAACAAAACGACCTTTAGAATCACGTGGACGAGTTGTTTTTGGGGGCTTCCATAGTCAAATCATACCATGTATCAGTTCCTCGATACTTCTTGCCATCCAAATTATATTTCTCCATTGTTCCATCTATCTCTTTAGCAATATATTTTGTAGAAAATCCGACTACTCTGGTACGATGATATACTTTAATTACAATTTTATCATCTTGCATACAAATAAACTTAACTGGATTACCAAGCATTGTGGTTGCAGTCTTACCATTCTTAAACTCATCAAGATTAAAATAACGTGGGGTTTTGTTTGTAGCCATAATTCTTAATTTTTAGTTTGTTAATATTATCTATGTTTTACAATTTAAAAATAGAATAATATTTAAAAAATTCAAAAATTTCAATCATTTTTTCTAAACATATTTTCCCATTTATTTACAACATTATTCCATGTATGTTCTTTTATTATAAAATCTTTACATATTTGACGAATTTGCTTTCGATAATAATTATCATAATTATTAATAGAATCAATTATTTTTTTAGCAGCTTCCTGACATACATTATAATATTCTTCTTTGGACATATTTAATTTATATTTGCTATAATGATAATCACTTGATTCTACAACTTTAAATTCTGACTTCATTTTTAATGATTTAAACGCCCAACATACATCTTTCATACCATGTTTAAACGGAGATATAATATCGCAATCACACATAGCAGCTTCTCCAGCACAAATACCAAAATCTTCAACAACAACACATGGTAAGAACCAACAACAATGTTTCTTAAACTCTCTATAATATTCTTCTTTTGGTAATGTACCTAAAAACTTTACATTAGGATTAAGTTTTATCTCTTGTGGAACTCCATCTCCATATCCGCATATGTGAACTTTAAAATCTGGTATTTCTTTTATTACTAATGGCATAATATCATTAACTAATATATCACCACCACGTCCAAATGCAGATGTCCATAATATTGAATGATCCTTTTCTATTTTTTCATTATCAACTTTTGTGAATATATCAGAATCTAATCCATTGCCAATTACTTCAATTTTATTTTCAGGAATATTATTATATGTCATTAATTCCCATTTATGAAAATCTGTTAGTGCAATAAATTTCTTAACTTTATTATATTTGGTATGTATTTTATAATTAAATTTTTGTTTATATAGTGCGCCTTCCCAAATAAACATGTCATGAGATTGCAAATAAATATTTTCACAATCATTATATTTTATAAAAGTATCATAATAATTATCAAGTGAACGAACAAATATAAATGCATAAAAGTGTTGATATTGTATTCTTGATTTGTATAATCGCATTGGAACATATTCAACACCACTATCATATATATACCAATCACCATATTGTGAAAATATCATTACGTGATATCCATGTCTAATAAATTCTTTTGAAATTTGAATTACCCACGTTTCTGAACCACCACAACCAGTTTCAAAAGAAATTTCATTAAATTTCACATCATATAATATGCCTATTGTTTTTTTCATAATTAGAATTCATAAATATATTATAAAATAGTACATGGGTAACATTTTTAAAAACGTTACCCATATATATAATGTTTCTTTTTTAGTTTCTGTTTTATTTCTTTTTTATTTCTTTTTTATTTCTTTTGACCAACTGCAATAATCGCAGCACTCAAAACATATAAATCTTTTTGAATATTGTTTAACAAATTAGTTAAATCTTCAGTTGTGTTAATTTCAATTTTTTTAGTATTATCTTCATTATTTTCAATTTGAAGACCTTCCCAATTGATTTTACTTGCTTTTATTTTATTAAAATAATTATAACCAACTATTCCAAGTAATAAACCAATAAAAAAGAGTAAAATTGCTACTATCATTTCTTTATTTTATTTTTATATTTTTGTATTTTATTATTAATATCTATCGGAAATTATCTTAGTATCTTTATTGTTTTTAAATTTTTCTTTTACTTCATCAAGACCTATTTGCATATCATCAATAACTTTTTCTGGTATATGTTCTTTACGACGTTCTTTACAAATTTCTTTTGGTGTATCAATAATTATTATTTGTATATTAGCATTAGCTTTCTTTAACTTATCATAATAATTTTGAACTCTACATATTTTAATATTTGTATTATCTATGACAAAATCTTTACGTTCTTTAATTGCTTTATCAATTCTTTCTAAACAAATTCTTGTTACTTCATTTTCCTGTTCTTTGTTTCCTAATTTCTTTTCTTCAACATTATCCATTATACCAAGTTCAACTCTTATTGAATCTTGATTTATAACTTCAATATTCTTAGGTAATTCTTCTTTTATATATGTAGATTTACCTGAGCCTGGAAGTCCACACATTACCCAAACATTAAATGGATTTTGTTTTTCAAATATATAAGTTATTAATGATTTCATATGTTACTTTTTTTAAAATCTTAAAAGTTATTACTTTTTTAAAATCTTAAAAGTTATTACTTTTTATATTTCGAAAGTTCCATTGCCATGCACATTGATAACTCTGATGGATTAATATCATTAACATCAGGAATCCATTTATTCCATCCAAAAGCAATAGCAATTTTCTTATAGTCTGATTGATTTAATTCTTGTAAATAATCATATAAGAATCTTGCAGCACCTTTCCATAAATCAGCATCTTTACCAGTCCATGCATCCTTTTCTTTATCATATGTACAATCTGAGTGTTCTTTTGTTAGTTGATCTAATATAGTCTTAACCATATCAACACAACCGCAACCAGTTGTTTTCTTTTCTTCGTTAAGATATGTATTTAATGATTTCATATTTACTTATTTATTATTTTATTTGTTATTGTTATTTTTCTAAATCAAATCTTGCTCCTAAAGCTTGATTTAGTGGGGCGAAAGATCCTGTGAATTTCATTCTTCTACCTTTATATATAATTACAATACCTTCAGCAGCATTATATTTATCTCCTAATGCCTTAAGTCTAGATAAAGCTTTTTCTACTTTATCTTTGGCTTTAACAGAATCTGATTTTTCTACTTCATTAACAGTTGCTTCTAAATCTGCTTTAAGACTTTGTATAATTTTATCTTTTGCTCCCGAATTAATAAATCCATCTAATTGGTCAATCAATTCATTACCAATTGATAAGAAAAGATTATCCATAGGTTCCATGATTTTACCAACAACTTCTTTTCTTAATTCTTTATCAAGTTTAGGTATTTCATCTTTATGTTCAGGATAACGTTTCTTCAATTCTGTTGCTTTAACTGATTTATCATCATTACACATTCTATTGAATATATCGTTGTCATCTTTACACCAATCAGGAGCAAATTTCTTAAATCTTATTTTCTTCCATTCTTCAATTGAAACATCAGGTTTTAAACCTTCATCTTCCCAAAGTTTAGATATTGACTTTGTGAATTGCTCAGCAAATTTCATTCCTTCTTCAACTGATTTAATCACAAGATTGGGACGTGGTTTTGCTGCATCAATACCTTCTGCGGCTTTATATATATCATCAACATGTCCTTCAACATCTTCTACTTCTTTATATTTTCCATCAACTAATTCATATAATTTATACCCATGAAATGCTACTTTATCACTTGCATAAGGCATGATGTTTGTCTTACCCGCAACAATACATTCACAATTGATCAATTTACGATGGGTTGAATCAGGATTAAAGAATTTTATGCCAAGTTTATTAAATATCTTAGTAATGATTTCACCTGATTGAACAAATACTTTCTTCTGGTGTTCACGTTCAGCCCACTTTTCAACCATGTCATCAATAGACATACCACCATTTTCTGAATTTAAATTACCGCTATTACGAACAAACACAACTTCTCCTTTGTTGTTCATTGTAGCCATAATATTAAATCCATCAAGTTTTTCTTTAAGGTTTTCAATTTTACCTTTGAATAACGAATCTACTAAATCAATCAAATCATTGGCAGAAAAATCTGTATAATCAAATGGGTGAGCCATGTGACCTGCTTGACCGCCTTCAAAAAGATAGATATATCTTTGCAAATTTAACATAATTTTATTTGTTTTTATTTCAATTCTATTTTGATTCTTCTTTCCAATCGCTTTCGCTATTTTGTGCAGCTTTAAGTTCTTGAAATTTCTTTTTCTTTTCTTCAAGTTCTTTAATACCTTGTTCTATACCTTTTATTTCATTTTCTAAAGAAGTAATCATAAATGGTCTAATTTGTCTTTTACATTCATCTTCACATTCTTTTTTATTAAATGAAAGATATGTCCAAAAAGTTCCTTTGCCTGCTACTTTATTGAAAAATTTTGGCATTGATTCTAAAGCTTTTAACATATCTTCATAATCAAGACGAATTGCAAATCCACTTAATGCTGACCACCATGTACTAATACCTGCATCTTTACATGCCATTTTTAATAATTCATGTCCCTTAAAGAACATATCAGAACAAATAACATATTTCTTATCAGATATCTTTATAATAGAACATGCAGAATCTACCATTCTATCTTTACCTGAAGCATCAGTAATTTTTTGTCTTACTCCCCAAAGACAATATAATTTATCGTCTTTATTTAATTTAAGAAGTTGCTTTTTAAGATCTTCTAAATCAGATGAATTATATTCTGATTCATTTATATAATTATTTAATGATTTCATATTCTATATTATTTTTATTATTTTATTTTTTGTAAATCTCTTGATGTAAATCTAAAGAATTCAATAGGATATCTGTCTAATGTTACTGATTTATCATCTTTATGTTTCTTAAAGAATTCTTCTTTTTCTTTAATTTTATTTTTCATTTCTTCATCAGTAAATCCTTTCCAAATAGGAATATGCTTCTTAAGTATTTCATTTACCTTTTGTAAAGTCTCCAATTTATCATCATAGATATATACATCATATAATTGTCTATAATTTGCCTTTCCTGAACCAATAGTAACTGTCTTTCCAAATTCTTTTTCAAATTCTTTTTTAATTCTATTTACTATTGTTGATGAAGAAGATTCCATTATATATTCATTAATGTTTTTCATCCTTTTAAATCATTTATATTTATAAATTTATGTACTTGTTCTAAACTGAAATTATGACGACCAATAACCATTTCAATATATGCAGCAAATTCAGCTGTACATCTATCATCATCTAAACATTGGTCAATATAATTATTAATATCTCCAGCTGATAATGAATCAACTTTGTCTTTTACAAACTTATAAAATTGACCATTCTTATCCCACATATCTTTTAATATTTTACCTTTTTCTTGTTCAGTAAAATACTTATCTTGTGATTCATTAATGTATTGTTTAAGATTTTTCATATTATAATTCATCTTTAATAAATTTCTGAACTTGTTCTAAATTGAAATTATTACGGTCAATAATCATTTCAATATATGAAGCCATTTCAGCAGCACATCTATCATCATCTAAACATTGGTCAAAATAATCATAATAAGCTGCTTTCCAACCAAGTTTCTTATCAACTTTATCATCTACAAATTTAATGAATTGACCATCTTTAGCATCTATATCTTTCTTGATTTTTTCAATTTCTTGTTTTGTAAAATACTTATCTTGTGATTCATTAAAAGATTGTTGAAAATCTTTATTTTCAATAATATATTGATTTAATGATTTCATAATATTTATTTAAATTTATTTATTGTTTAATAATACTTTCAGTAATATATTCTTTAAGTGATATCATTTTATGTTCTTTAATTATATTTTGCAATTGAATTTTAAAATCATCAAAAGCTTTAATGAAATCATTGAACATTGAACCAGTTCCTTTTGGCATAATCTTTTCAAATGCTGTCTTGTCTTTAGTTAATATTGCTTTACGAACAGCTGTACCAGAAACACCTTCAGTACGACCTTTGCCTGTTGATGTCTTTAGTTTTCCTTTAACAACATTATCATATTCTTCACCACCACGTTCAATAGCAAGTTTATCATATTTGTCAATAAGTTCAGAATAATTATCTACACGGTCATCCCCACACATCCAATATTGTGGTTCATATTCATCTTGATGATCTAATATAAATTTATTGAAACGTGCTAATGCTTCAAACATATTTACAACTGGAATAACATCTATTATATTCTTATTAGATTTCTTAACTATTTCAAGTTCTTTATCAATTAATTCATTGGTAAAAGGGCGTTTAAGAAGTTCTTTTTCTTGTTCAGTCAAGTCACCAGTTGGGTTATCTATATATGATATAACATTATTTACAGATTCATCCGTATAAGACTTACTAGCTATCTTAATTCCTTTTCTCTTTCGTTCAATTTTCTTATTTGATGAATTAATTCTATATACTATACATGGTCCATCGCCTTCATTAACCATATTCAAATGTCCTTGGGTGAATGGCATGAATCTACCTATAGTCATATTTATCTTTTTCATAATTATTGTTTAATTATTATTTATTATTTTTTAGGAAATACTCTTGATACACATCTACGACCGGTTGCTTGTGAATTTCCTTCCAAATCTTTAAATATAATTTTATTAATTGTTTTTTCAAAATCAATTATTTCATCTGCTTTAATAATTTGATAATCCCCATTTAATTGGTTAACAATAAATATACCATCCCATTTATCTTTATTACTATAAAAATACAATTGAACAACACCATTTATATTTGTTAGACGTTCAATAACAATTTTATTATCTTCTAACTTAAATATATTTTGATATTTATTATATTTTTGTAAAGCATCAATCATTTCATCAATACATTTATCATTTTCTTTTATTTGATATTGATACGCAAATGATTTAACATAATTTTCAATAATTTTATCTATATCTTTTATATCGTTATCATTTAATACTTTAGCAAATCTTGTATTTGCTGAACTACTTCCTAGAAATGATACATCTTCTGATTTTATATCAAATAATTCTAATAAATATTTACACATTTCTTTTGTACTCAAAACAGTTTGACCACATATTCTTGCTGATGTTTCTGGTTTATCACCACCTTTGATTTCTAATCCAAATCCACCTTTATAATCAATTGCGACATCTCCGTGACTATGGGAAACTCCGTTTTCTTTTAACATAAATTTAAGTAAAATTTCAAATTTACCTACATTAGCATTATGAGAAGTAACATTTATAATTTTACTTATAGTTTTTGCACTTTCTAAGAAATCTTTACAAAAATCAAATATATTGGATCCTTTTATTAATTCATCAAATGTTATAACACCATTATTTTTTACAATATCTTTTAATATTGTATTTTGTTCATTTTTTGCAAAAATAGAGCCTATTCTAAATCCTAATTCAGGATCATTATCAAAAGACTTATTATCTAATCCTTTATTCTTAAAATATTGTTTGAAATGATCACCAATTAATTCAGCTTCTTTGCATGCCTGTTTAATTTTTGGCAATATTATTTCAATATTTTCATTATTAACATAATCTTCAATTTTTTTAATGTTTTCTTTTGATAATGATTCAAAAAAATATTCTCGTAAACTTTTCATTACTTATGCATACATTTTGTTATAATTCAATGTTATATATAAAAATAAAATTCATAAATGTATTTTTTAAAAATAAAGAAAAAAAAAGGTTAACCAAAAAATGATTAACCTTTATTATAACCTTTCTAACCTTTCTAACCTTTCATTATTCGATATCAAATACTACTTGTAAATTGTTCAATAGCGGTAAGAATTGTATCAATAACTTCTGACTTATTTCTTTCTTGGTGTTTTTCTTCTTTAAGGAATTTTTCAAGCATAGATTTAAGTTGTAACGACATCTCTGATTTAAATTCCTCCATTACGCCTTTAACTATTTCATCATAATTAGGTTCTGATTTACCTTTTGCATATTCCTTAATATGATCATCATCATAGTTAACTAAACCTTCTTGATACATTTCATCAATCCAAACATCAACATATTCAAAAAATTCACGTTTAGGTGTTTTAGATTCATTAAAAGATTGTTGAAAATCTTTATTTTCAATAATATATTCATTAATAAAAGTTACTATATCTTTTATGTTTTTATATCATATATTTTAAATATCAAATGGATAAGAAAATAATTAGATAAATTAAAGTTGATACCGAAGCCCCTAATCCTGTGGCTAATATATCTTTCCAATCAAATTCGCCATCAAAAAATTCCTTTATAAAGCTAACACTAAATAATATCACCGCACCAATTAATAAGCCAATCCAACTAAATGGTGTAAATGCTGATAAAAACCATCCACCACCAAAGAAATGCAATAATTTATCATCTCCTATTTTTGCTCTTAAATTATCTACCCATTGCATAGTTTTCTTTATTTTAGTAATGATTTTATTTCATCAGATGGATTAATTGTTCTACCAAGTTTTTGTACTTCTTTCTTTGGGAGTAATACATATTTAGAATTATCTCCGAACTTACTGTCACGTTCTTGATATTTGCCAGCCAATTCTTTGACATCTTTATCTGAAGCAATAACAATTGTCTTATCAATATAGTCAATAAATGCAATAAAGTGTTTATCAGCATAAGGATATTCTTTTCCTGATGCACTCTTACAAGTAAATAAGAAATTTTTTGACTGTTTATTCTTTGGTGAACTTCCCTTAACATCTACATTAAATTTTCCACCAAATTCATCATCAGAATTGTTCTTTTCAATCTTTAAGTCTATACCTCTAAAATCTTCATCTTGTGATCCTAATGTTACTTTCCAACCTTCATCTTCAAAGGCAGCTTTAACAAATGGTTCTTCATTATTTTTTGCATTACTTAGCCAATCACTATTATGTAATGATTCATTAATGTATTCTTTAATGTCTTTCATATATTTTAATTTATTTATATTTTTATATTTATAGTCATTCATTCTAGTCAGTCATCCCAAGCTTTTATTACTTTAAGGTTTTTTATGTTTAAGTCGCGTGCGGCACTAACATTCTTTTTGTCATCATCAACAAATACTACTTTATCATATTCCTTACAAAGCTTTATAAGAACATTTGCTTTCTTTTCAGCATCTGTCTTACCTGGATAATTTCGTATGTCATCATTAACCGCATGTGAGAAAATTTTCTTAAAGGAATCACCAAGTTCCTTTAATGCTCCATCCTCATCCCTAAACTTTAAAAAATCTGTAAGTGCCTTCTTAACAACATCTTCACAAGAACGAGCCGTCAAAAAACAAAAATCATATCCAGCTTGAATATAATTATCCATTATTTTTAAGTTCTTAATAAGTGGAGTACCTGTTATAATAGAATTATATACTTTCATAGGATCTTTAAAATCCCTATAATCAAACCAATCTCTCTTATTTGGATCTTCTGCATCAGGATCTTTAGCAAACTCATCTGTTGTCAATCTTATTTCTTGTTTACCTGGTTCCTTTTTATAAACACCCATTAATGAAGGATCAACTTTTAATATTGTATCATCAATATCAAATACAATTAATCCTTTAACAGAATCAGGAAGATCCTTTATCTTTTCATTTATATATACAATTAAAGATTTCATATTATTTAATGTTTATTAGCAAAATACGCTTTTAATGCATTTTCAGCTTTTTCTTTTGTTTCATATTTAGCTTTCCAATAACCTCTTTTAGGAGTATTGGTTCCTTTTCCTGCATGACCTTTTATTCTCCAATAATCTCCAACTTTAACGATTACATCATGGAGTTCTTCTGTCAAAAATTGTCTTAAAGATATCATTTATATATAAATATACCTAATTCACATGTATCATGTTTAGGTTTAAATTTTTTATTAATTATAGAAAAATCTGCATATAATTCAACACTATTTGCATAGTTTTGTTTACTTGCGGCATAACCTTTTGGTAATTCTATTTTTACTTCTTTATATTTTTTAATTTCATCTAATAAATCTTTAACAGTATCAAATAAAATTGCTTCATCTTTATTTTCTGTATAATTTAATATTAATACTTCATTATTAGATTTATCAATTTTTAAATAACCATAAACATTTTTTGTTATTTTTCCTGTTTGAGTAACTTTGCCAAAAAATATTTTTTCTGATAATTTAACACTTAAAATATCTTCTAATGAAAACTTACGTTTATGATCATCGTTTTTAGTATCTAACCATTCTTTACTTTGTTTATCAGTTATATCACAAAATCCAGATAAATTTCTATCTTTTATTATAAATGTTTGTTCATAATAAATATTATCATTAAGAAATTTTTTTAAATATGTAATAATATCATTATAATTAAAAGAATCAATAGGATCTTCATTAAATAAATTAAATGCGGGATTATATCCACTCCATTTTTCAGCATTATATGATTCTAAAATATAATTACTTAAGTTTTTCATATTTTATTTATATTTTTATTTTTATGTCAATTCAAAGTAATCTGTATTTGGATAATGATTTATAAAAAATATTGGGCTTATATCTCCATTCTTTTCTTTACATACATATAAATCTCCAAATTTATTCATATAAATTTTTAATTGTTTTATAAGCTCTGATGCTTTTATACCTTTATATTCCATACAGCACAAGAACATATATTTTGTGTTTAGTTAAATAAAAATAATTAATTTATCTTTAATTTATCTTATAGCTACACCAGGACGTCCAATTACTTTACGAGCGGTGTCATTAATTAACAAGTGTTGATGCGTTGGATACATTTGTAATACATCCATAAGATTATCATTATATACATCAAATAATTTAAAGTTCGTTAGTGACCCATAATAGTTTGAAATATAAACATCAGCTTTATCTTTAACAAAATATTCAATATTAAATTTTCCATTATATGAAGATACAGGATTATTCATATCAAACCAATAATGTTGCTTCTGTAATTTATAAACTGGTATTTGCTCGTTATGAACATATTTGTATGCATTAAAATCAACCAAATTCATACATTTACTAAATCTAAATACACATAAATATATATTATCAGTTTCAACATCTATTTTACATGATTCATCAATATTAACAAATAAGTAAACTTTATTTTCTAATTCTGATTGACTAACTTTAATTTCAATTCCACCAATATTAATTAATGTGCCTTCATAAAAACCCACATTAGGATTGATGATAAATGATATTGTACATTCTCCGCCACAGAATTGTTTTTGATAGACTACTTGTGATTCTACATCATTTCTTAAGAATACATATTTTGAATCTGATATTAATGTTCCTTTATAATATAGATCATTACTTTCTATTTCAATACTGTCACATGTCATAAATTTACGGGTTGCATCTGATTCAAAAATTGGATATAATGTATTTGCTGCATACATAGGAGCTGTTGTTGATACTTCTCCAGAATCTATAGTATTACGTTCATCGCTGCCAAATAAATCATCATATTTATTTTTAACGAACGAATTAACTAATTCTTCAGTCTCACCTAAATCAACAGATCCCTTTTCTTGATATTTTACAAGCATTACTTTAAATGTAGTAGCTTGCCACATTAATGAACCATTCTTTTCCTCATATGCCCCGTTAACCATCCACATACGTTTCATCATTGGGATATAAATCAAATCACCTTCCATTGGTTGAGCAGTATTTCCGAAAGCAGTTGCAAATGATTGCTTTGTAATTTCAGTTTCCCAATCTGTTTGAAACTCTAATCCCCATTCGGCAAATTCAGGTTTAGATGAAGGCATTTGCCCGTCTGCTATAACTAACTTAATTTGCTTAACTGCTTCAACATCCATTAATGTATATTCTTTAAATGTAATATCTTTACTTCCAGCATTAGGGGCTAACTTGAAATAATAAATAGGTATGCCAACTATACTTGAAACATTTTCTGCTAATTGCTGTTGTAATTCAATAGCAGAATCTAAATTTGCATAAGGATTATATAAATTAGATGACTCTTCAGAAGCAAAATTAAAATCTGGAGCTAATTGCGTTGTATATTCATATATCTGTTCCTCATTTAGTTCAACTTTACAGATAGTTCCTGATATTTTTACCCGTAAATAAAAATCTGAATTAAGTCCTACAGTATTTGACAAGCATTCATCATACGTCATAAAACATGACCAACATACATTATCAATACTATAACTATATAGAATTTCTGAATGATCATATTCATTACAATTTCCATATATCTTTAATGATGACATATCAGATATTGCATAGTTTAAACTTAATATTTGTGGGGGATTACAACTTCCCAAACAATTTGCTCCTAAAAAATCAGTCATAAAAAATTTTATTGTTTTTTGATATTTTTATACATAATATAATTATGATTCAAATCTAAATACATATGCTTGCGGTGTATTATTATAAACAATCATTGTTCGTTGTCTAAAATCCGATGCCCATTCTGAACCTGTCCACATACATATATGACCAGGAACTGATTTATCTCCACCTTTAGTATACACAGCAATATCCCCAGGTTCTGGTTTATATGGGCCATGTTCACCTTTATATGAATTGTCTACTTTATCTATAAACTTAAAACCTATCTTTGGTAAATAATAAATATATTTCCACGCATAACGTGGACGTCCCTCTGTTGAAATACCTCCTGCTTCAATTCCCATTCTAACATAACGAGCACATTCATGCATTGAACTATTGGCTGCATGTGTATGAATCCAATTACATGCTTTTTGTATATCCCAACCATTTACATTTTTTGTAAATAAACCTGGATCTAAATTATCAACATATCGTTGGGCATTTGGATCATTTGGATCTCCTGATGGAGATTGAACAGCATTTAAAAATGTATGTCGTAATATACCTCTTAATATACTTTCATTTGAATATAATCTACCTTCTTCATCTTTCATTAAATCAAATTTATCCTGTTTCTTATTAGATAAATTTTTATTATTTGTTTTTTGTGATTTGGTTTGATTATTAGTTTTTTTATTAGTACTCATATATGAAAATATTTTTTGTATTTTAATTTGTATGTATTTTAATAAATTCCAAAATACCAATTTGCTTCTGCTTGACGTCTTTTAATAAGTCCTGGGAATCTCTTACCTTGAATATCTGACATATGAGACCATGCATTTTTAATATTTGGATCATTTGGGTTTTTCTTTATCATACTAACGGTATTAGAATATACTTTTCCGCTATTAGTTAAAAATCCATCACCAAAATTATAACATGCACTTGCGATTGCATCCTTTTGATTTTGATTTAATGTAATATTATTTTTCTTGGCCCATGTGTCTATCTTTTGAGATTTCTTCTTAGCAGTCAATTTATATATATTTTCTAGTTCTTGTTGTGACCATACATTTTTAAGTGTGTCCATATATCTACCATTTGGATGAACCAATAATCCATATCCATATGTCTTATGACCTTGGGCATCACCTAAATCATAACCAATCAAATCTCGTGGTGGCATCCTATATCCAAAGTTTTTACTAGTCTCATGAAAACATATAAATGATATCATACCATTGCTCAATCCAGTATCACCAGGATCTCCACCAGCAAATCCACTTGGTGAATAACCATCTGTATTTTCAGCACCTGCAGCATCTGGACCATAAAAATAAATCGGTTTATCTGCTAAATAATTTCTATATTCGGGCAAATTTTTTGTTTCCCCTAAATCATAACCCATTTCTTCAAAACACAACTTATAAGTATTAACTATAGTTCTTAATAGGGTTTTTACATATATTTCAGATGAATCTAACAATTTTAATCGATAATATCATTATATATAAAAATAACCTGTTATTTTAAAAACCAATTTAAAAAACAATAAAAGGAACGTTATATAACGCTCCTTAAATTTATATTATTAGATATTATTAGATTTCTTCTTTATTTACCCATATTAAAAACTCATTCCGATTTTCATGTTCATCAATAGTAATCAAATCTGGAGTTATATATGTTCCTTCAATTGTCTGTCCTAAACATATTGTTGGACCACCTATAGGATCTATCATTGTTATTTGACCTTCATTTCTATATAATTTCTGTATCTTATAAGGTAAACACAATTGATAAATATATCTATGATCATTTTCTTCAACTAATCTAAGATAATTATCAATATTATCACGGGTATACAAATCAATTGTCTTATTCTTAAAAATTACATCCTCATGAACAATATCCCAGATTGTTCTAAATAATTGATCATATGAACCAGAATTGTCAATTATATAATCATAATCTTCTTCATCATCCAAATCGTGCTCTGCGATATTATCCAATTGTTGTACAGAATTACGATTAATCGTTATTGTTATTCCATTATTCTCATGAATATATTCAAGCTCATGTACAAATCTATGATCTGTCACAATAACATATTTAAGATTATGATTATGATAACGTTCTTCCCGTATTTTATTACGAACTATATTAACAAAAACCTGTTTATTAATATTTTGTTGCAATACATAAGTACCTACATATACAAGTACTTCTCGTAATGACATCCAATATTTATTATCAGAATTATCAGATTCTATATATCCTGAAGCATTATAATAATATTCTTCTGCAGTAACTATTGAATCATCTTCTGGTTTTATTTCTGTATATTGAAACTTATCATTAATGCATATCCAAGCATTTGATTTATTCTGATAAAAACGTTGCACAGGAATTCCAAATATTGATGAACATATTTCTTTTAATTGATCTGCATATGCAATACACATAACAGGAGAATCTTTATCTTCATCAGATATTGGGAATGTTGCTGATTGTGTTGGGTTAGTATATCTTGAAAAATAATATTTCTTACATTCTTCTAAAGACACCCAATCTTTTGATAAAATAGTCTTAAGCATTTTAGCCACAGTATCTTTTCCAGAACCAGCTAAACCATTAAGCCCTATATATAAAGGTTTATTCATTTAAATTAATACATGCATATATTTGTTTCTATTTGTTTCTTCTATATATTAAAATAGATTAAATATATGCATGTATTCAATGTAATTTTAAAAATATTAAAAAAATTATGCAGTTTCTTGCATCATCATAGTAAATACAGTATCATTCCAAGTATTTTTACGCATCATATCAATATCAGTTTTTGTATATATTGAAGGATCTGGTAAACCATTTGATGTAGTTGGAATAAATAAATTAGAACCTTTATTGTCTGAATTTAATATACCGCCTGCAGTATTTGCTAGCTTTTGCATACCTTCTACTGTATTTACTGTGCTATTTGTTACAGCAACTCCTGTAAAAGCCTCTTTTGCGGGTATTAATTCAGCTTTTTTATCATTAGCAGTATTGTTATTTGTTTGAGTTGCTGGCTTATCAGAATAAAAATCTTCAATATTATGATATGCAAAAGTATGATATAATGCATTTGTACCACCTGTATACATACGACCTATATCTGTTATATCACGTGGTCTTGGGTGTTTTAATGTAACAATAACCTTTAATTGTGTTGGGAAATCATCTACACCTAATGGACCTGATTGTTGAATTTCTGCATTAGTTAAAATTAAATTACCAATTGATAATATTGGGTTTTTAGGATTGCCTACAGTAACATGCCATAAGCCAACATCATCACCAGATACTAATGAATGCCATGCATATAATTGTGGGCGTCCTAATGAGTTTTTAATCATACCTTTTACAGCATCCATAACATTTGCATCACCTGCTTCTTTGCTCATTTTTGAAAAAAATTCTCCTAATTTATTTGCTATACTAGCACCACCACTATTAAAGGCGTCCTTAGCGCCTTCCCATGCTTTTCCAATAATTTCCTGACATGATGAAGATATTGTTCCTAATACAGTTTTTAAACTAGCGCCATTAGATGTTATAGCTCCAATAAATCCTGGAAGTTTATCAATAGTTCCATCAATAAATCCATGAACTTTATCAAATAATGAAGTATCTTGAGCAGGACCAATTATATGACGTGAGCCTCCCCAGAATCGTCCACGTCTATATGTTACTTCTAGTATATTACCAATTAAATCCAAAAACGCTGAACGAGGATTAATATTATCATATGCTCTTAATTCATATGAAAACACTAATGTAAACTCATGTGAAAACTCTAATTTACCTTCATATATATGATTTGATTGAATAGTATCCTTAGGCGTATATACTTTATTTTTATCATAATTAGATAATAGCACAGTATTATTAGATCCTATTCCTTGTGTTACTCTTACTCTTGGTGATATCTGAGAGCCTAACCATGTTAAAATGCTATGATTACCTATTGTACCTGCGTTAACACCTTCGTTATATAATGCTCCTTTAGTATTAGAAATCATTCCTAATATACCAGTATTTGGGTCATCTGCCTTCGTCTCCAGTTCTTGAATCTCTGCATTAAGTTCCTTCCATGAAGCGTGATAACTAAATTTAGCTATGTCTTCAAGCTTATTGTCATCAGTTCCAAACCAAGTAACTAAACGTCCAACATCACCTTCGATTTTCCATTGCCATGTACCGTCATCTGTTAAATATTTTGGTGTTGTTCCCCTTCCAATATGATCTGGTATTGGGTGGGCAAACTTTCGTAATGTAATCAAATGGTTATTTGAAACTCTACCCAAATCTTTACAATACATAAAATCAGCATATTTATATCTATGCGCGCCTATTGGTGAATTTGGATTTTTTGATAATGCACATAATGTACGAATTGAACAATCATCAATGTTCCTATCATATTCACTTGGCTCAAAATCATTCAATAATGGCGTATTACGAATTAATCCCATTGCACTAACGCCATACATAGGATTAAACATCGATGGTACTACAGTTGTATGAGACACAATGTGCTGAGCTTTACCGTCTTTATCCTTTGAGGTTGAAATAATTGAATTTACTTTATATTTATAAACCCAATCATAATCTTTAGCTAAAGCAATTGCATTAGCTGGGAACGACAAAGGATTTTCATAAAATACCATCTTATCATAAAAACTACTACCAACATCATCGTTATTACCTGATGAAGATGAATCAACCGCATTATTATTATAAAGCAATCGTGTCATTGTAGGATATCGTTGAAAGTTACTAGCATTAATATTATTTTGTTTCAATTGCTCTTTAATAACTGGCAATGAAGTATTTAAATTTAATGCTTTAATACGTTCAATATCAAATGTCTGACTATACTGAGCTGCTTTACCACTGCCATACATTGCTTCTGATTCGTTTGCAGTACTTGGGAATGATTTCATTAAATAACTTAACTACATATTTTTACTATTTTTACTATTATATAAAAATAAAAAAGACAGCCCTAATTACTTAGAACTGTCAGAAAAAACAAACAACTATAAAATTACTTTGTATTCATTCTCTTACTCATCTCCATCATAGTAATTTGATACTGAACATAAGTACGCAAACGCCATTCCTTATATTCGTCATATTTACTTTGAATCCAAACAATTGGTGTCAAAATCCAAATGTTTAACTTAACCCATGCATATTGTAAATACCACTTTATCTTATCCATATTTTTCTATTTATAAATTTATTATTTTATTATATCATTTCGTTTCCAAAACTTTAATTGTATTAACTTCCACATCATTCATTCCTGTATAAATACATACTGACTGTTTGTTAATATAAAAACCCCAAGCATCATTATCAATAATACTTACATCCCTATAAGAACCATGATATTTTCCAGCAGACCGCCAATAGTTACGTACACTAAATTCTGTACCTTTCATATCGTAAGTATCAGAATAATGTCTTGTAGATATGCCATCATAAACAGTCCATTCTACATATACCTTACTATCTTTCTCACAATTATAATGTATTACTTCAGCAATTATCCATATAGGTATAACTGAAATCAGAATTGGTATTATAATACCAAATGAATGTTTCTTAATCCAGTCTTTCATATTAGCTTAACATTAGTTTGTGTTCATCATATCTTCGTGATTTATGTCCTGGTGCAGAGATTCTACTTGTCTTTACACCTGCTATTGAATAATTAAGATCACCTTGATTTATTTTCTTATTTTTAATTCTACAATTCTTAAGTCTTTTATAAAATTCAGATTTTTTAACTCCGCCTTCTCCACAGTTATATATCAATGAACACAAGCCATCAAAAAAGTTTTGTGAAAATTTATATGAATATGGGAGATCTTTAATTAAACGATTAGCCGCGGCCTCAATTATTTTAATATCCTCGTTAAAAAATTTATTAGCCTGTGCTTTAGTAATCTTCATGTTCTTTTTTACATCTGAACCATGATGGCCCCAACCAATTGAATAACCATTAGAATCCCAATATGCAGTTAATACGCATGTCTCATGATCTTTAATGAATTTTTTGCCATTTTTAGAAATTGAATAACTAAATACTTGAATTGAACTAATTAAAAACAATAATAAAATTAACTTTCTCATTTATGATCTGTAGTTATTTAATAGTTAACATTGTTAAAACATTATTTATTTTTTTATAAAATAGTAAAAGTCCAGAAAAATTCAAATAATATATAAAATATTTGTTAATTTTTCTGAACTTTGATGAACTAGCGACACACTAAAGTTGTGTCACTTTCTTGCTTCGCAACAAATTCCTTATAAGAAATTTTATAGTCCACAAGCATATTAACGTCAGTTCCTGGCGCATTTATGTATTGAAGATAGAAATATATCATGTTATTTGCTGCATGTATATCTCTGTCTTCTTTTGTCTTGCAATTAGGACATTCAAATATTCTATCTTTCAATTCTAATTCCACTTTATTACCACAATTAGAACAATATTTAGTTGTAGGAAACCATTTGTCTAATATTACAACTCTATCATTCATACTAAGCTTATTTTTTATTCTGCCTAATATAGAATGCTGTATCTTAGTACTAGACAAACCATCTTGTTTCCATTTACCTATCTGTTCGTCTTGTATTACAATTGTCTTGTTGTTACTTAGAATTGAATGTACTATTTTATTTGATATGTCATTCTTTTTATTATTTATATGGATATACTCCTTTCTAATTTTCTTAATAAGCTTATATCTATTGTTTGATCCTTTTTGTTTAGAAACTAGCTTAGTTTGTAGTTTCTTAAGACGATCACTTTCTCCAATAGATATGTCATATTTAGTTCCATTAGATAGAGTCAAACTAGTAGATACCCCCATATCTATACCTACTATATCATTCTCATATTGTTTTTCTATATTGTCTTTATCTATAAAACATGTAAGGCAAACATAATAGTCTAACCCATCATAAATTAGATTAGCCGTAGTATAGTCTATATTGTCATACTTATTTAGCTGTCTCAATCCTAATATACGTATAGGTTTTTTAATTCCTTGTATCTTAAACTTATTTCCTCTAAGAGAATGAGTTATATTATATTGTTTTAATTTGATTGAATTAAATTCTGACTTGAATTTTAACTTGCCTACTTTATGTCCTTTTTTCTTTAGTTTAGATAATCCTTTTATTTGATTTACTATTTGTGCTATTAATTCTTGTTTTACACTTGACTTAACATATTTGATATCCGATATGATATCGTTTTTATCTTTGCCTTTATGTATAATTTGTTTTAAATTTTTATAGTTAAAAGAATATATGTCGTCTTGACTTATAAGATAATTATAAATCCATTTAGCTTCTACAAATAGCATTTTAATATATTCTTTTTGTTCTTTACTACAATTAATATAATCTACTTTAAACTTAAATGTCTTACATATTTGCTTAGCTCTCTTCATACGAGTCTTAAGCCCATTTTCTCCTATTAGCTTATTTCGTTCTAATATTTGTTCTTTACTAAGCATTTGTATTAAAATAACATATTATTATTAATTAAAATAGTAAAAATAGTTAAGTCAATTCATATTTTACACTAAAGATGTAAAATTTTTCTTGATTTGTTTTTATTAAATGATAATTCATTTAACACACTGAAGTTGTGTTAATTTTCTTGTCATACTAAATATAAAAATGATGTTATATTATTTCTATATCATTTCATTGGCATCTCGTTTATTAAATTGTATTTGGTGACAAGCCATTTGATTACGTTTTACGGTGAAATGATTATGGATACATTCGTAACTACCATTCACCATTTGTTTCTTTTCATTAAAAAAATTACAATCTCCACATGAATCCATTGTTTTAATTAAATATTATTTTTGCTTCTCTTATTACATTTGATTTTGAATCTGAACTATGCATTACATTTTTCATTTCATCTTTACCATATTTATCTCTAAAATGATCTTTAATTTTTTTCATTTCTTTTATTGGATCCTCTGAACCTTTATAACCCCATATAGATGCTTCAATATATCCTTTCATATATTCACAAAGATCTTCATAGAATTCTTTACCTTCATGCATCTTATAAAGTTCTTTTATTTGGGAATCACTAAGTTGTTGTTTATTAGTATGATCATACATTTCAAAACCTCGGTCCTTAATATAATCATAAATTTCTTGAGTATAATCTAAAAAACCTGGTTTGATAATTACAAATGCTTTAGTGGTTTTAGGTGTATCTATGTGCTCAAATAACCAGTAAGAAATTTCTTTCATAATTTAATATAAATATTTTTCATTATTCTATTTCATCCTTTCTTTATACCATTTAGGAGGATTCTTTCATAATGGAGAGTCATAAAATATACCTCTCATATATTTTACATTGCTCACATCCCATTTAGATATGTCTCCGTTAAACTCAGAATATTCAAACATATATGACATATTCGTAACGTTACTAACATCCCATTCTGAAATATCTCCATTGAACTTGGATTGATAGAACATATTTGTCATATCCGTTATCTCCGAAGTATCGATGTCATTCAAATCAGCATCATTACCACGTTCTGTAATAAGCTCTTTAATAAGCTTTCTTAATTCATTACCTGTCTTAGGACGATAGCTATAACTATGTGTGTTTACTTTTGTATTAGCACCTATCTTAAGACCTTCTGCTATGTGTTCTCTCAGTGTTTTCATGAAATTAAAAATGTTGATGTATTCTTAAACTGATGTTGAATATCTCTATCTAATGAATATTTAACAGTTGCTTTATAATATCCCTTTTGATATTTATTATTGTTTTTAGGCATTGATAATATTGTCATTTCTGCATTAGATTCAAATTTAGAATCATCTGACATACCTAATGACATTGGAGATATTGACCATTTTGAACTTATATAAGGATTAAATGGTAATCTATCATTATTGTTAATATAGCAAGCAATTATGTCGTCATCTTTAAAATGATTAAATCCATTTGATGATATAAATTCTAGTCTATTAATTAAATATTCCTTTGAACTTGCTTGATATTTTAACTTATATATAGTATCTGATGTTTTACTATTTAATGACATTATTTTGTTTTCTTCTGGCAATATTAAGTCAGAATGTTTTTGAACTTTATCGCAAGTTTCACGTGATATATATAATCCATACCAATACTTATCATCATGCATTAAATAGAAATCATAATCTAAATACATATGTAATTTTAATTCATCATTAACATCATATACGCTATTTAATAAAGTACATATTAAAAAATTATCATTTTCTACATATGCATCATATATATTAAACTTTAAATCAAAGAAATCATTATATAAATTATATACGTTTTCACTTTTATTATTTCCGTAATAATAGTTTTTATTTAATATATGTGCTAAAATATAGTCATCACCAGATTCTTCATAATTATATTCTAATTGCTTATCAATAGTTGTTATCTCCAATAATTGAGGTACAATCCAATTGTCTATATTTTCAATATCTTCTAAATCTGATAACTGAATATATAATATAACGCTTTGCTCATTTCCTATTAAAGTAAATTCTTCATCCAAATTAGTGTATGTAGTTTTATAACCATTTGCATCAATAACATCAAGTTTTAATCTTACAGTAAAATCAGTGATAAAATTAGAATCTAACTTTAATCTATACGTTCCCTTTTTACCTGTAAAGTCCTTTGAAAGATAATTATAATAATGATATCTTGCTTCAATTGAATCATCTACGTAATCATCTACGTTATCAATATTCTTATTATGTTCAAATTTTTCTACATACATATCTAATTGTGATATCATACTATCTAATGTCTGTTCTTTATCATTATATATATATCGTTCCAATTCATTTAAATACGATGATAAAGAAGTAATAGAATTATTGTCAACATTATACCAATAATATGCAGGGTTTTGGTTTGGAATGTAACTATCATCCGCATTTTTATACAAATACTTTGGTGATAACTTAATTAATTCAATATCATAGGATTCATCATCTTTGTACATTCTAATATGTGTTTCATCAACAAACTCAAAACTATAACCCTGTTCTATATATTCTACCATATAGTCAATTAATAAATAAAATCTATTACGAACAATATGCTTAGAATTATAGAATAACTCTATTTTAAGATATTTATATTCAATTTCATAAATATTATTTAAAGA